GGACGGGACAGGACATTAGTCCAATGCCTGTATTGGTCCGAAAGGGAAGGATCAGGTATCTCCATACGGAGACCGGGTCCTTTGACAGGAAGAGGAATGGAACCATCAACTGGTCCCCAACTTCTTCGAGTCATGTCTAATGTGTACTGGTCGTACACATCCTGAAGCACCACACCGTTAACCCAATCCATTTCTGGATTGCGATAACTAATGGTGCTCATCGGTCTCTCAGGAACAGAGAACTCAGGTTGCTCCATATCCAGAATCATCTGGAGAGGAGGTAACCGCTGACGAAGCGGTTTACCGTGAGGATTCTGTCCCAAGCCGCCATACCATTCAGGCCATTGGGAGATAATCCCAAGGACCTTTTGGTATTTCTTCGGAAACGTAGTAATCGCTTCCGGAAGGGCCTTCGCCTGATCAACGAAATTTCTATCGTTGATCCCACCCCATTTCCACACAGGGAAATGGCCCGCACGCGTGATAAGGTGCCCTGCAAATTCAGCCAAGACTGAACTCGACAGAGTTTTGTCCTGACTGATTGTCAGGTCCAAATCATCGCATAGTTGCTCATAGATACTGGCGGCGTTTGACCCTTTCAGGGCAACGTCGTCACCGAGTATGACCACCTCATCGGCGGAAATACCACGGGAAAGTATCATGGCGAGATGGGTCAGGTGGAACATGCCATATGATGGCATGAGCCCGAGAGGCTGACCTGCCTTCCAGGAGATTTTCTCTCCGGTTGGGAGGAGCCAGTCTTCCCTAGATATCATCTCCACAAGGGAGATCATATCATTATCAATCTGTAGATCCTTTAAAAGAGAGATCTGCAGGGATAACGGGAACCTATGAGTAGCAGAAGAAAGGTCGAACGAGTAAACTCGCTCGCCAGACCTGAGCCACTCCGAAACTCTCTCTCGCCCCATATCCTGGTCGAACACTGACGATGACTCATCCTTTCGGATGATGTCGTACAGTGCGACTTTTAATGGATAGGTAGCAACTTGGAAGACAAGAGATGGTGCTGCAGCAAGACGAAGCTTAAAGCCTCGCTCCTGGTTAAGGAGAATATTGCCTGCAGTAAACTCATCTTCCACGGGTAGACCTTCAGGAGGTTGGTCCTGGTTAATACCAAGACTAACACAGAAGTTCATGATGGAGTTGAACACATGGGGATTTTCGAGGTAAACTCGACCCTTAGTGGTCAACAGGAAAGGCCATATCGACCAATATTGCGGTTTCCATCCGTATCCCCAGTTTTGGGGAGTTCGTTTGTTAGCCGGATAAAGGAAGATAGGCAACGGCTGGGTGTCCAATTCAGGCGCTTTCCAACCAAGAAGGCGTATGATATTGGGCCAAGGGACCTCACTCGCATTAGGCGAATTAATCGCCTTAGTTTCCTTATTCCATTGCTTCTCCGTTAAGGAGTCGCTTTTGAAATAAGTGTAACATGCGAGCAGCTGGATAGATCTCCTAAAGTTCTTGGAACTTTTCCAAGCCCACTTTTGGAGACCACCCAAGACACCGCTGTACTTATCACCATTTCTGGTGATCCACACAGCAACTGCTGGCTGACCTGCTGCGATTCGAACGAAATCGTTCTTCACCGCTTTGAGTCGAGCAACAGTCCATTCAGGACCAGAGTCTTTCTCCCAACGGAGAACAGACTCAATAAACGGAACCACAATTTCTCGTGGTATCCCCAGTCTGAATGCTCGCCAGTAGAGGTCATTGGGGTTGGCTTTCGCCATACTGTGCTCCTTTCGGATGTGCAGTATCCTCCACCACTGGGACCTCCAGCGACGGGATCGGCTTCTCGAAAGAGAATTCGGCCTCGTAAGCTTGAGTAACTGGATCAGAATCAGGGTAGTCATCAACAACAACGACTAATCCTTTGACTAGGATTGAATCGCCAGTGATGCTGATAGTATCGAGTAAAGTCACTACGTGGCTGTGCTCCCACTGAAGCATGCTGGTAATCACCCGAAAGTGATCCAAATACAAGTTCCATGTGGGAACCTCGATTCGTAGGTTCACTATCTCGAGTACGTCATCCGCTTGGCGGTCCGTAGCCTTGAGAAATCGTTGGAGAGAATCATCCCCTG